ATCACGGCCGATCTAGTGTGTACGGGGGAGGGTATACCCCCCTGGGTGCCTCTGACCTGGGCAAACGAGGTGTACTCATCGGTAACCTACCCATCGGTAACAGCCTCTGACCTGCACGAATGCACAAATCCTGTGCCCCCTGCTGCCTACCCCCACCCAGTGCCCCCTACCCAGGGAGCCCCCTACCCCCTAGTACCCCCCCGGGGTACCCCTCTCCCCCTCCCTACCCCCTCCCACCTGCCCCTACCCCCTGCCTACCCCCCGGTAACCCCTACCCCCAGCACCCCCTGCCCCTGCCCCCCAGTACCCCCCTGCACCCCCCCTGACCAGGGGATACCCCCTCTAGCACCCCCCTCCTGGAGAGGGGGGTACCTCCCGCGCGTACCCCTGCGCGTGCCCTCGGGTTCCCCTCCCACCACGGGGGAGGACCGACCCTTGATTCGGGTCAAAAACGCCCTCTGACCAGGCGATTTGGTGTTTTCTGGAGGGTCGTGTAGTGTGGTTTCTGTTGGCAGCGAGATCGTCAACATTGCTCGATCGGACGACTTGACAACAGTCGATCGGTAGGGCATGATGGTTTCAGCGCCGACTTGGACTGGCGAAGCGGTCGAGTTGACCTGCTCGGGATGATCTGCTAGATTCATTCCAGCGAGTTGCTTGATTCGCTTGGAACACCGACTTGACAAGTGACAGACCGTCGAGTAAGGTAGTTCCCAGATCGGCTCCGGTCGATCACATGATCTTTGAACAACTCAACAGTGGCACGCTTGATCGGATCAACCTTCAGACGCTTTGTACGTCTGACCTGCGAATATGCGGTTTGGGAATGATTCGGGCAGCGATCAGTCGGACGGGAACCATAAGCATGGTGGTTTGAGAGTCCTAAGCGAAGCAACACTACGCCCGACAATGATTTGAGCCTGAAACAGTCACTGACCAGCGAGTTTGCAACTCAGAACTTGATCTGCTAGAGTTTGCCACAACGGATTCGAGAGAGTCCGACTAGCTCGGAACAATGACTTGACAATAGTCAAGCCGAGGAGCTAGGGTTGAGAACATCAACACCGAGTCCGGCGGATCGGACGGGGAATACCAACCCTGCGAGATCCGATACGGGACATGGTCTTTGAGAACTTCATAACGGGAATCACCCTGATACGGGTCTAGAGATGAGCGGGTCATGACAAGGCAACGCCACGACGCTCTAGACGAGATCACCTGAGACGTGATCGGGAACGCCGAGTAGCCCTGAAAGAATGGGAGCCGGTAGGTAACCAGTGGTGAGATGAACCCCCAGCAAGACTGCCTGGTACTGCCTTGATTGGCAGACCGTGAGGTAAGGATCGAATCCTTTACCGGGCACTCAGACTTGACAATAGACAACGAGAGGGTTCACGATGGTTCTCGACCACTTCGAGTTCAACGAAGCAATCGGATGGTTCCACGACTGTGGGATGGATACACCGGAAGTGATGACGGAACAAGAGGTTATCGACCTCCTGAACCGCGAGTACGGTGGCGGACTCCCGGCCTTCCTGGAAGACGTGAGAGCGTAGCTCTCCAGCTTTCTCCCTGCACTTCGACTTGACAATAGACAGGACAAAGACATGATCGTTGCAAAGCTCCTTGCCGGAATCTTCCTCTCCATCGCTGCCGGCCTCGGGATTGGTGGTGAGCTGTCGGCTGAGCTCACAGCTCCTCCGGTGCCCCTGACCTGGGAAGACAATCCCGAAGGGATGATCGAATCAGGCTTCACGTTGCCTGGTGATGACAACGCTGACGGTGTCATTGACGAAGACGAGAGTGGCTGGATCTGCTCCGAGATGGGCAACAAGATTTGCGGCCCGATGGTCGAGACCGATTGTGAGGATTGGACTTACGTCCTAGCTTCCACTGGCTCACTGTCACGAGCTCCGAGGGTTGACCCCTCGCTTCCGATCTGCGAATAAGCAACGGGCACTGGAGGATTGAGTCCTACGACCGTCATAGGTCGCCAGTGCCACTCAGCAAGACCAAGCAACCATCGAAGGGACAAGACATGACTGTCAACATGACCAAGGCTTCGGACTACGCAACCAAGGCAGGGCTGACGATCGAACGAGACGTGATGCTTGGGCACTACGTCGCCAAGGATTCATCCGGCACAACGGTTGTCGAGCTCTACTTCGCTGAGCCTGACGAGTTCCTCGAAGAGCTTCGCAAGGCAACACGTACGGTCCGTGAAGTCATGGACGAGGAGTACGGCGACAACTGGGAGCAGATGGACCACCTGGTCTCGATCGCCAACAACTACCACACCGGATACGAAGACGTGATGACGATCAATCACGCCACGAAGAACGAGATCCACGGCTACGACTGCTACTACCTGGTGGCGAACTACGAGACCCTTTACGAGGCATGGGGCGAGCTGTCCAGCTTCACCCACGGCCCTTGGTCCAACAACGACATGATTGCCCTGCACCTGGACGAAGGTGTGGCACCGCATGACCTTGTCGAGACCCTGAACGCTCTGGAGAGCTACCCGGTCCTGGACGAGAGCCTTGCTTCCGAGGTGGAGCAGCGGTTCATTGACGAGCACTGGGAGAGCTACGGCAAGTCGGACACGCTCTCCAAGGTCAGTGAAGTCTTGGAGATCGAAGAGCTCTCCGATGCTGCGGAAGACATTGTTACCCAGTTGGTTTGGTCAGGCATCGTGGATCACAACTGCGGTGGCGGCTACCCGTTCATGATTGACGACTCGGCTGTCGAGTTCAACGCCGAAGAGATCGCTGAGTGGATGAAGGTACGACTCGGAACCCAGGTCACCTACAACCACTACGGCATGGTCTACACCTTCGACCTTCGCCACTCCAACCTCACCTGGCACTGACGCTTTGCCTGGAGACTTGACAATAGACAATCAAGTCTCTCGGGTTGATCGCCAGTTTCACAACCAAGGAGAAATCATGCTTCATCCCGACCTGTACGACCTGTTCCGCAACGCTTCGCTGAACCCCGGATGGTTCACGCTCGAAGCTGGGGAATGCGATGCACCAACAGGCTTCTTCGCCCTGGCTGAGATCCGCCCTGACGAAGCTGACATCTGGACCGAGCTCTTCACGATCGAAGGCATGAAGTACGGCGTCACCGAGGAAGAGATGGTCGGTGTCTACCTGTACCGCCAGAACTCGGACGGCATTGGAAGCGTTCAGAAGTTCGACTCGGCAACGGAGGCACGAGCCGCGTTCTACGAGCTCTGGGTAGAGCTTGACGACTGGGAAGCCAGCCTCGAAAACGAGGCGTGGGCAATGAATCTCGGAGAGTACGTCCCGCTGGTCACCGCTGGAGAGTTCACCGAGCACTACGTCTAGCAGGCTCCGTCGCCCTTGTCTCGAACAAGGGTTGGCGGTGCTGCCTGGAAGTAGCAATCACGTTGGAAGTCAACACAACTGGAGAGATTATGGCTGCCCCCAACATCGAGTATCCCACCACCGATAAGGGATGGTGCGACTACTTCATCGAGCTAGACAAGGTGTTTGGCACCGACAAGAGATCACCTCTGCACCACGACAACCGTTGCTCGGCTCACTGACTCACCCCCAATAGGAGAAATCATCATGGCAAGTATCTACGTGGCATCACTCAGCGACTACAACGCTGGTGTGATGTTCGGTGATTGGTTCGACTTGACCCAGTACGTCGATGCTCAAGAGTTGACCGACGCTGTCGAAGACATGCTTCTCCTCTCGCCCACGGCGATCAAGGAAGGCAACCCTGCCGAAGAGTGGGCGATCCACGACTACGAAGGGTTCGGCGGTGTACGGATCAGCGAGTGGGAAGCGTTCGACCTCTGCTACGCACTGAGTGAAGCCTTGGTGGAACACGGTGACGGACTGGCGGCGTACCTGGAGAGCGAGAGCTCGGATCTGCTCGGATCCCCGGAAGACTTGGACGACTTGATCTCTCGGTTCGAGGAAGCGTTCGTCGGTGAGACAACGCTCGAAGACTACGCCTACGAGTACGTGAACGACTGCATCTTCGATCCCAGCACCCCTGAAACGATCAGGTCTTACTTCGACTACCAGAGCTTTGCCCGAGACATGGGCTACGAGGGCTACTCGGAGGTCTACTACAACTACTCGACCTTCGTGTTCCGCCCTATCTGACGGGTCAGTCTCCAGCCTTGGTGTGAATCAGGGCTGGTGAGCTGGTCAATCAGAGAGGGATGAAATGCACTACGGGTTCAACGAGATTCTTGAGACTGCCGAACCGATCGGTGACGGCTACAAGAAAGCCGTGATTCTCCTGGTCGAAGGAGACACCGCGTATCCAGCGATCTCCACGAAGTGGGTCTTCGCGGGATCTGGAGAGATCACCTACCTGATCCATCCGTCTGGTTGGCACGTCACAGCGGGTGAAGAGATCCGCAAGCACTACGTCTGAAAGGCACGACATGGAGACCGTCGCAGTCAAGTTCTCACAACATGAGGCTCACCTTCTCTGCAACCTGATCGTCCACAAGGCACGACGGGATTGGTACCCAGAGTTCGACCTGATCTTGGACAAGATCCGACACGCACAGGAGCTGTGATGTACGACCCGACCAAAGCGATAGCCGAGATCCGGGAGCGGCAGCGCCTAGCGAATGAAGCAATCGCTGAGTACCACGCCGACGAGGACTACCAGCACTCGGCAGGCGAGTGTGCCGACCACTACGACCACCTACTTGAGCTCTACGAAGCCATTGCCGGCGAAGCCGTAGCACTCGACAACTGGCTCTCCAACGGTGGAGAGCTTCCAACCCAATGGAAGGCATGACATGAGCATCGAGACCACCACCACTGTTTCCGATCCCATTGCAGAGTTCGTGACCATGTTCTCTGCGACTGACACGGCGTACGACCTGGGAACACACATGACGTGCATGGAAGCTGACGGCTACGCAAACCTGATGATGAGCACCGGTCACATGGCAGCGGCAGAAGCTGTGACGGCAGGACACCTGGAGTCCGAAGGCTGGGCTTGCGAAGGCTTGGACGACGGCCAGCACATCGAAGTGGAGCGTCCCAACAACTGACGTGTGAGCTGTCTCGGGCCAGGAGCTATGACTCCTGGCTCGGGGCTGTCTACATGGCACCGACACAAACGAAAGGCAAGACAATGATTGAGAGCAAGTCCCTTGGTGAGGTCTCAGGCTTCGAGATCGAAGCTGGCTGGATCTACGACGACGTTGGACCGGACTTCTACGGTGACGAGGTCTACGACGATCAGACCATCGAAGCCTACGAGAACAACGAGTGGCACTTCGTAGTCTTGATCGTGGAGGCACGATTCAACGGCCACGTAATGGGTACTGCCTATCTCGGAGGCGTGGAGGTTGGGTTCTTCCCTGGAGTAGCGGAACCGCTGGATCCTCTGACGAACTCGGACTACCTGGACGACATGGTTGCCGAAGCTGTGAACTCGGCACGAATCGAGCTCCAGGACACGATCACCAAGGGGCTTGAGGTGCTCCTGTGAAATCGACGCTTGAGCTCCTCTTGGAAGCCATGATTATGGAGTCTTGGGACGAAGAATGGGGAGGCGATGTGGACGCCCCAACCGGCTGCTACGCCCGTCTGTCTATACAAGAATCCGACCTGTCTGAAATCGGCAAGGCGTTCCACGACATTCTCTCCGAAGAGGATTCGTTTGATCTGTCGAGTTTGATCGGACAATGGATCTACCGCAAGAACGATCAGGGCATCCCGTTTCCTGAGCTCTACACCACGGAGGCAGAAGCTATCGCCCGCTTCCAGGCACTTGACCAGGCGTTCGAGGCTTGGTTCAGCGACGATGAGGTCTACGTGTGAGCCGTGCCACGAGCGGTAACGAGCCGGACAGTTTGTCGGATATGTCCGGTGTACCCAGCCACGGGTGATTCAGGAAAAAGTGCGAAGCAATTTAAGGTATCTCCCTTGACAAGGGAAGGTGCCTTCGGGCGGCATATGACTTGACTACTGACAGCATTTGTAGCAAGCTCTGAGTCACCCAAGAAACAACCCTGTAGCCGATAAATGTTGTCGGATAAACGATCTGACAATGGGCCGGAGTTATGGCCGAAGGTAAACAGGGGATAAAAACTTCGCTTGGAGTTGGGTAATGCAAGCGATACCTCGGGAAGGTTTCTGGATGCCATAAGGCATTGCTGCTCTTAGTCAGGTGGAACCAAACTCGTTGACCACCAGCCGTTTTCGGTGGTCACGAGGTTGGGGAAGGTTTGGATATAGAGGCTAGGAGCGGCTCAGTCAGCCCACCGTTTGGAGGACCGGTGGTGATCGGATGGGTGCACGGGAGATAGTGGTACTCCAAGTACCGAATACCCTTGCGGGACACAGTAGATGCAGGTCAAAGGCAAGGTCGAGAAGTGATCTTGCTTTAAACTACAAGCGTGTCCTACCATTCGGTCTCGTTGACAAATGACAGTCAGAAGGGTTCCGTCGTGAGTACATTGACCTGACATAGGAAGAGAAGTATGTCGAAAAAGCAGAAGCGTGACAGTGACGAACCGAAGCTCACACTGGCGGAGGTTGAAGCCTTGAAAAACAAGGGCTTCACGCAGTCAGAGATCGCCAAGCAGTACGGCGTAACGCGCCAGTACGTCTCTTGGATTATCAAGACGTACGGAGGTACGAAGACGCCTCGGCAGAAGATGCTGGAGCACTTCCCCTGGGAAGTTCCCGTCGAGATGAACCCGCAGAGCCCCTACCAGAACATGAGGAATCATGCCGAGTACATGGCAACGGGTGGCGTCGGTATGGACAAGGCCGAACTGGTTCGGCTGCGGAACTTCTACAACAAGCTGATGGACGAAGACTCGGTCCTGGAGTTCGACCCGAACATCCCAGGTACACCAGGCTTCGCCAAGCTGGGCGGCTTTGCGCTGCGCCCCAGGGAAGAGAAAGACGGGGATCTCATGATCCGAGTGAACGAGTACACAAAGCTGACGGAGGAGGGCAAGCGTCTGTGGAAGATCCCGCCGATGCTACCCGAGATATAGAGGAGCAAGCGGTTGTTGGACAGCGCAGTGTACTTCGAGGTCAACGTGGAAAACTTTCTCCACGCTTCACGAGAAGGCAACACGATGATCGTTACACGAAGCCTGCTGGTTGCAGATGATGATCCTTGGCTCGAACCTGTGAGGGAGGCGCTTGCGAGCGCCCCCTTCTCGGTGTCCAGGGACGAGGAAGAGTTGGATCCCAGTTTCATGTTTGGACGAAAGCGTACAACGATCTACGAGATTACGGAGGAAGTTTGATTGAGCTATGAAGTGAAGCACCGCAGTGTTTCTCAGGTCAAGACATACTTGCAGTGCCCCTACTCCTGGTACCTACAGCGGGTAGAGCGAGCCTGGCAGAGGCCGGCAGCCTGGTTGCCGATGGGGACAGCGTTCCACACGGCGGCAGAGAAATTTGAACTCTCGGGTCGCACCATGAGTCTTGACGAGATGCACGATGTATACCGAGAGGAGTATGCGAAGGACGTAGGCGAGCTCTGCGAGAAGACACCGAACTTCGAGTTCTGGTTCGCATCCGGCAGGTACCGGGGCGAAGCTGACGTGGAGCGTCGGTACGGCGTAGGGCTTGAGCAGTGCGGCAAGTACCAGGACTGGTACCAGGACCATCCCAACGAGAAGGCGTGGATCACACCAGACGGCGAACCGGCAGTAGAAATCGCGTTCGACGTTGAACTCGGAGGAGTTCAGGTCAAGGGATTCATCGACCTTGTTGTTCAGGATGAGGAGACCGAAGAGATTCGAGTCCGGGATAACAAGACCGGAGCTATGCCGGGAGATGACTTCCAGCTCGGCGTCTATGCTGCGGCGCTGGAGGTTCAGTACGGCATTGATCGCCCGTTGGTGGGCGACTACTGGATGGGCAAGACCGGTAAGCCGACCAAGAACTATGACCTCACTGAGTGGACGACAGAGCGTGTCGGAGAGAAGTTCCACGACGTGAACGAGAAGATCCTGGCCGAAGAGTTTCCACCCACGACGGACCCCAAGAATTGCGACCGTTGCCCAGTGGCAATGGCGTGCAAATTCGTTAACCCGCAACTTGACAAATGACAGAGATTCGAGGTAAGTTCAGTACATGAGAAGCATGGGCAAGGCAATCAAGTGGACGTTCAAAGCGACCATGTTCCTCGCACTTGCAACGGTGAGCGTAATCGTTGTGCTGGGCGGACTTCTGGTACTTGTGGCAGGGGTGCGGAAGCTGTGAGCATCCCGTTTTGGGTCTGGCTTTACCTGGCGGCGGGACTGATCGCCAGCGTCTTCATGTCCGACAACCCGACTTGACAATAGACAGAAGAGAGATTAGATTGGGAAGTGTTGAGAGGGAGTTCTCGGACCTCACGTTCGAGGACTTCATGACGGTCTGCCGAGAGCAGCCGGCCAGCGAAGTTCCCCACGAGGGACACGCACTGATCCGAGCCAAGAAGGCCGGCGCTAAGTCCGCCGTTCTAGCCGAGAAGTTCGGATTCACCCATCCACGAGCTCTGATGCGGGCTCTCGAAGTCCACACAAGAGTTCTCAACCTGGCGATCCAGAGAGATCGTCCGTACCTACTGTGAAGGAGGATTGATTGCACACCCTTCTGCAATCCGCGACAGTGCGGGGCAAGGCAGGGCAGCCGCTACCGGCAGTCTGGACCTCGCTGGGTCAGAAGGGAACGCTGTTTCGGCGGGGCCAGCTTTCGTTGGTCGCCGCTGGACCGGGCGTAGGTAAGAGCGCGTTCATTTTGAATTACGCACTCAAGGCACGAGTTGCCACCTTGTACTTCTCTGCTGACTCGGACGCCTTCGTACAGCTCACCCGCTCGGTTTCTATCCTGGCGGATAAGCATGTGAAGGAGTCCACGAAGCTGGTCATCGAAGACCGGCTGGACGAGGTCAGTGAAGAGTTGTCATCGGTACCGATCCGGTTCAACTACAGTTCGTCCCCAACCATCCAGATCATCGAAGACGAGGTCGAATCGTACTTCGAGACCTACGGAGACTTCCCCGACCTGATTGTGATTGACAACGTCCTGGACGTGTTGATCGGAGGTTCGGAAGAGGGAGGCTACTCCGGTCTGGAAGACCTGATGAGTTATCTGCACGACATGGCAAGGCTTACTGAGTCTTGCGTGGTGGGTCTGCACCACGTCACCGGCACGTACAACGATGCCGACAAGCCGATCCCGCTTTCAGGCGTGAAAGGTCAGATCACCCGAGTGCCAGAGATGGTCCTCACCCTGCACAAACAGAGCAGTGAATATGGCCCAGACACGATCTGTGTCTCCACGGTGAAAAACCGTGCAGAGAAGGCCGATCCGTCCGGTAACGACATTGTCGAGCTGGACTTCCAAGGTGAGTACATGAACATCACCGACGCCCAGGACGACACAAGCCGTGGTCCTGGAAACGAGCCCGAGGATGAGTCGGACTCGTATCAACCCAACACAACCCCCAGCATCTGGGATTAGGAGAGACAACAATGGACGCAACAATCGCCAACATGAACAGCATCGAGTTCCTCGAATACGTCCAAGGCAAGCTCGTCGCTGGCGTTGACCTTACGGTTGACGAGAACATTCGTCTGACCCAGGAAGCCACTTCGACGCTGTCTGACACCGTCGATAAGCTCAAGGTCGAGGTCGAATCGCTCCGTGACGTTTCGGAGTCGTTCGCGGAGATTCTGTCGGTGAAGAACCCCGAGCTCCTGGCCGAGGTTCAGACCGAGTACCGCCAGCGTCAGGAGAAGCGTTTCCTCGAATCACTGTTCGGCGCAGACTTCGTCGCTGGCCTGGTGTCCGACGACGAGTGACTAAGCCGCGTACCTGCAAGGATTGTTTGGCCGAGGGCGTAGAGACCCGAAGGCCGGCACCTCACCCAGGTCCGCGATGTACGACGCATCACCGCGCCGTGAGCCAACAACGAAGGGCTACTGCTCGTGAGCGTCACATCACCACCACGTACGGGATCACCGAGGATGAGTACCAGGCGATCTACGAGTTACAGGGTGGGAGATGCTACCTCTGCCAACGTGCCAAAGGCACGGGCCGGAAACGGCTTTCGGTAGATCACGACCATGAAACAGGCATGGTCCGAGGTCTTCTTTGCAAGACCTGCAATCGAGATGTGTTGGGGCACTTGAGAGATGACCCCAAAGCATTCCAGCGGGGGATTGACTATCTGTCATCCCCTCCAGCACTTCAAGTGGTTGGCGTACGGATTGCGCCTATCCACGCACTTGACAAATGACAGACAAACCAAGGAGAGAAACACACATGACCGCAATTATCGCAGGCACCACCGGCACCGTCGATTTCAACCACGAGACCATCTACCGAGTCACCGAGGGTGGAGCGGAAGGCAAGCTCGTCTACATTCCCGAGCATGATCGTACGGATCCCGACTACGACAACGAACTCTACGTCTACAACGTGGAATCCGATACGAGCGTCGGCTACATCAATGCTGACCGACTTGCTGTTGCAGGCTTCAAGATCGGCACCAAGGTTCGCTTGACCGGACTCACCTCTTTCGCTGCGGGAGCGGTTGTTTCGTTCAAGGTTGGTGACGAGGTGGAGGTAGCCAGCCTCCCCAACGTCCACGGTGACGTGCAGATCAAGGCCGGCTACGGCTCTCAGCGTATTGATCCGAAGAACCTTGTCCTGGCATCGACCCCGGTCGCTGACTTGACAATAGACAGCGAGCTTCCGCTCGGCGTCGAGCTGGTCAACGAGACCAGCAAGCAGCGATGGGTTCTGACGCCGGAAAGCGTTCCGAACCTGTTCCGTAGCGAAGGTGGATCGTGGATCACCTGGCGCGGTTACCCGGAAGGTTCTGACCTCCCGCTGATTACGGTCGCAGAGCTTGAGCGTAAGGAAGCCGAGGCAGCCGCCGAGGCCGACAAGCCTCGCGTCTTCGAGAACCTCTGGAGCGTTCCGCAGAGCCTGAACGTCACCGACTGCGACGGCGACCCCTGGAAGTTCTTCGAGGACAAGGGCTGGGGACTTGGTCAGCACTCCAGCACCGATCCCGACAACTTCGACTTCGCATGGTCGGACCCGAACAACTACGCGCCGTTCACCGAGGTCAAGGCGTAACTACATGGCACCAGAGGACACCCTGATTGTTCAGGTGATCCAACGGTACTTCGAGGACTGGGAACCCCCAATGGATACGGGCAGGGAATGGATCTCTGTTGCCTGCCCCTTCCACGGGGAAACCCGCCCCTCCGCAGCGGTTTCGTACGAACACAACGCATACCGGTGCTTCGCGTGCTCAACCAAAGGGGACGCAATCGCACTGATTAGACACATGGAAGAGGTGAGTTTTGCAGAAGCTGTCCGAATCACAGAGGAGCTATCTCCAGGAGGCAACAACAAGGTACGCACAGGCTCTACCCGGCTCGCCGGCCGAAGAGTACATAGCAAGCCGGGGGTTCCTAGAACCGTCGGTGGCGGACTCAATCGGGAAGTTCCGACTCGGTTACGTGGAAGACCCGCTCCCTGGACATGACATGTACCGAGGGTTCCTGGCTATCCCGTACTTGCGGTGGCATCCGCGAAGAGGCTGGAACGTGGTGTCGATGCGGTTCCGCTGTATCGAGAACCACAAGCACCAGGGTCACGGTAAGTACATGACAGCACCGGGCGATACGCCCCGGCTCTACAACACTCCAGCATTGCTACAACCTGTTCCGGCAGTAGGCATCACAGAGGGCGAGCTGGACGCCCTCACGGCCACGCTCTACGGCATTCCGACCGTAGGCGTGCCTGGAGCCCAGAGCTGGAAGCCACACTTCCGAGGGCCGTTCCTTGGATACCGAGAGGTCTTCGTCTTCACGGACGGCGACGACGCCGGGAGAGCGTTCGCAGAGACCATCGGCAAGTCACTACCAAACGCACGGATCATCCCCTGCCCAGAAGGGGAGGACGTGAACTCCCTAGTCATGAGCGAGGGACCACAAGCACTACACGAGAGGATCGAATGAGCATTGCAGAAGCTGGAGACAAAGTTGTCATCCTGGAGAACAACATCGGAACACCCGAGGGTCTGATCGGCACAGTCGTAAAGCGACTGGGGGCTGTTGGTTTCACCCGAATCGACGTACCGCACCACGGAGCCTGGCTATACGCGGTGACCGAGTTCCAGAGACTCAATATCGGAGACAAGGTCAGGGTTCTGGAGAATCCGATCGGTGCCCCCGAAGGTTATATCTTCGAGATTACGGACACCGGTTCCAGTCTCAACGATTCCTATATCGGGATCACCGTCGAAGGCGACCATTTCCCGATGCGGCCAGAAGAGCTTGAGGTTGTCTCATGAGCGAGATCGCAAAGGTGGTCGTGTTCTCAAGCCCGACCTGCCAGCCTTGTCGGCTGACCAAGAAGACCCTGACCGAGATCGGTATCGAGTTCATCGAGAAGGACATTTCGACCGACGAAGACGCACGAGGGTTTGTCATGGACGTACTCCACTACGGCTCTGCGCCGGTTGTGATTGTGTCCAACGGTGACCACTGGTCTGGTCTGATCCCCGAGAAGCTCGGAGAGCTAAAAGCATTGCACGACAACGGGCTTCTGCCCCAACCCACCATCGAAGACTGGTGGTTGAACTAACCCTGTTCTGCCACTTGACAATAGACAACAAGGAGAGAAATTGAACGACGCTATCAATCCCGATGTGTACCAGGGCTTCTCGAACGGTGCCCAGATGATCGACATTACGGAGAACCTGAACGGCAACGGTGCACAGGCCGTGCAGTACATCGGCAGGTCAACCCGGCTCGACGGAGTCGTGAAGGGTGACCCGATCGAGGATCTCACCAAGGCGAAGTGGTTCGTAGAGCGAGAGCTCGCACGACAGCTTGCCGCGAGAACCCCGCGTCCGCGTGTCTGGGACCGATGGGAAGATGTACCAGAGGGTACGAAGATCACCGATGCGTCAGGCGAAGCCTGGTACCGCAATTCAGCGCACTTCGATTCAGTGAAGGGGCCGTTCACGGAGATTCTTCAAGGCGCTGTCGATCCGTTGGAAGTTCGCATGTCTCGGTTGAACAACCTGGCCGAAGCTGATGAGTACACGGTGTTCACAGACTGCGACGGGGACTACGCCATGCGAGTTGACGACGAGCACTACATGCTGAGAGGTGACTTCGACCCGGAAGCCTTGCTGGAGAAGGTGGAGAACGAGCACTACCTGTGCCTCGCAAGCGCAGCGTACGGACCGTTCGAGTACGACCGGGACGCAACTACCAAGCTCCAGGTGCTCCGAGTTGCTCGTGGAGTCGCTCGTGCCTGAGACCATCGTTGTTGTCTCTGACACTCAGATCCCCTACGAGGATCGCAAGGCAATGAAGGCAGTCATCGGGTTCATCGGTGACTACCAGCCAGACGAGGTTATCCACATTGGAGACCTTGCAGACTTCCCCCAGCCTTCCCGCTGGACCAAGGGAACGAGAGCAGAGTTCGAGGGCTCGGTGTTCCAGGACGCCGAGGCAGTCAAGGCTAGATTCCTGGGTCCGCTTCGTGAGGTCTTCGACGGCCCCGTAGGGGTCCATGAGGGCAACCACGACGAACGACCGAGGGTCTACCTAGACAAGTATGCCCCCGCCCTTTCTGGTCAGCACACGTTCGATATGGACGTGCTTCTGGACTTCGACAGTTTCGGTGTCAACGTGCTCCCCGAGTTCTACGACGTAGCTCCCAACTGGGTTACAACGCATGGACACCGGGGCGGTATCCGGCTCAATCAGACTTCGGGTATCACGGCGCTGAACGCCGCCAAGCGGTTCGGTAAGTCGGTTGTCATGGGTCACACACACAGGCTGGGTTACTCCTCGCACACGACAGGCTATGACGGTGCTTCCACCGTGGTCTCGGGTGTCGAGGTTGGCAACCTGATGGACATGAAACAGGCCGGCTACCTCAAGAGCGGTACCGGCAACTGGCAGACAGGATTCGCGGTGCTCAAGGTGGACGGCAAACACGTCCAGCCGACCTTGGTTCCGATCTCAAACCGACGTTTCACCGTCGATGGATTCACCTGGGAGGTGTAGGACTTGACAATAGACAGTACGGTCGTTCACGACGAACTGAAAGAACAGGTGGTGCGAGCATCCAAGAATGTCTCGCGCCTCTGGTCCGGGATCATCGAGTCCGACGACCTGGAGCAAAGGCTCTGGGAGCACATCTTGCAGAACCCCAGCACAATCGGGGTGCTGATGGAAGCCAAGGGTGACGATCGGTACGGCCAGATCGCACGTCTGGCACACAGGGAGGCGAGCAAGGAACGCGCCGACTACGACGTGTTCACCGGCCAGTTCCACTACTCGGTGGACGAGGTCAAGGTGACGCTCGGGCGCATCCTGACTCAGCCTGGCGAGGTTACGGCAGAGTCTATGGACGTGATGGACGGACTGGAAGCTCTGTCCCGCAAGAACTCTGGTCATCTCGACGTGATCCTCCGAAAGTACGTAGACGGGGAGACCTTCCCTGATTCTGCCGACCGGAAGATGCTCGGGAGGGCTCTGACAAACCTGACTGACCTGGTCAACGCCTCGCACAAGCGAAACATGGCAGATCACCGAATGAACGGTGGTCCTGGTGCTCGCACCGAAGACCTGACCATCGAACCGAAAGACACCTGATGAACTCACTGTTCGACCCCGCCTTCCAGGGAATCCCTGCCGGCGACATGTACCGCTCGTGGGTTGACCCCACGTTGCACAAGGGACAGCGACCTGCACGGGTCGAGAACTGGCCCAAGGAAGACCGCGAAATGTACTGCGGCATCTACAACTAGGAGAGAAACTTGACAATAGACGAACCGATCAACTGGGGACCACAAGGCGAGCTGGTCTATAACCGTACGTACTCACGGCCTAAGCCGGATGGTACGAAAGAGACCTGGCCGGAAACCGTAGAACGGGTCGTGGACGGAAACCTTGGACTCGTAGACGAGCGTTACCACGCTCCCTATGAGCGAGACGAGCTGGTGGAAATGATCCGGGATTTCAAGATCCTGCCCGCTGGCCGGCATCTCTGGGCAAGTGGGGTGAAAGGCAGGCAATACCTCTTCAACTGCCACGTCAGCCACTGGAACGAGACGCTGAGTGACCACTTCGAGTTCACGTTTATGCGCCTGATGGAGGGCGGTGGAGTCGGAGCCAACTACTCGAACTCTTACCTGTCGCAGTACCCCGAAGTCCAACAGACGCTCTCGGTTGAGATCGTGTGTGACCCTTCGCATCCCGACTACGACGAGCTGGAACAGGCTGGCGTCCTGTCCAAGCGTTACAACTCCGACTGGGTCGGTGCCTACGAGGTGGAAGACAGCCGCGAAGGCTGGTCTGGCTCGTTGGTTGAGCTGGTGGATACGTTCTACCGGGACGTGGTTGAGCACACCTACCGTGTGTTCGATGTGTCCAGGGTCCGTGGCCGAGGAACTCGGCTCAAGACGTTCGGTGGCACGGCCTCCGGTCCGCTGCCCCTGGCGAAGATGCTGATGGACGTTGCTGACGTTCTCAACGACTTCACAGGGCAGAAGCTGACCGGTCTGGGAGCGATGGAGATTGACCATCATCTCGCGGAATGTGTTGTGTCTGGCGGTAATCGCCGTTCGGCTCGAATGGCAATGATGCGCTGGGATGACCCACAGATTTTCGAGTTCATCCACTGCAAGGCGCAGTCCGGTAAGCACTGGACCACGAACATCTCCGTCGAAGTTGACCAGAGGTTCTGGAACAACGCTGATGACGACGAGGACACCGACATGGGTGTCCACGCAAAGAAAGTCCTGGCCGAAATCTCCAAGGGCGCACTGAACAACGGTGAGCCTGGTACCTGGAACTCCGACCTGTCCAATGACGGGGAGGTTGAACGGGCGGTCTGCACGAACCCTTGTGGTGAGATCGCTCTTACCCCGTGGGAGAACTGCAACCTGGGTCACGTCAATCTGGCAGCGTTCGTGGATGACACCGGTCATGTGGACACCATCGGGCTCTACCGAGCACACCGACTGGTTGCACGTTTCCTGATCCGAGCTACGTTCGGTGACGTAAACGATCCGAAGCAACAGGACCAGCTTGCACGTCAGCGTCGAATCGGAGTAGGGCACTTGGGAGTTGCCTCCCACCTTGCTCTCCGTGGCATCCGCTACTCGGATGCGCCGGCCAACGAGGACTTCCGAGAGGAACTGCGGATCTACCGTTTCCTGGTTCAGTCCGAGGCTCGTGACTACGCACACCAGTTGCGTATCCCGACCCCGATCAAGACCACCACGGTTGCTCCTACAGGCACGATCGCAAAGATGCCTGGAGTCAGTGAGGGTATCCACCCGATATTCTCCCGGTACTTCATCCGTCGAATCCGATTCTCGGTAGTGGACCCTGAACAGGCAGCCACCTTGGCTACCTACCGGATGATGGGCTACAACGTGGAGCCGTGTGAGTATGCGGCGAACACCGACGTGGTCGCTATCCCCACCAAAGACTCGCTGGTCGCTGATGTGGCCGCTATCTACGGTGAGGAGAAGGCCGAGGAGATCGTCCAGTCAGCCGACGAGCTGACGCTGGAGGAGATGCTTGCATTCCAGGCGCTCTACCAGGTGTCCTACGCCGACAACGCTGTCTCGTTCACAGCGAACCTGGACCCTACGAAGTACACAACCGACCAGGTAGGCGAGATCCTCCAGGACTTCGCACCGCTACTCAAGGGCACGACGATCTTCCCTGATGCGTCGATGCCCCAGGCACCGTACGAACGGCTCACTCGTGAGCAGTACGAAGAGGCTGTTGCCAAGGAGATTGGCGACGGAGTCGATGAGAACTGCGCCAACGGCGCTTGCCCGATCAAATGACAGAGACTCGTGACATTGCTCTGTCGAGCATCCACTACGCAAACACGATCCTTGAACCTCCGAGTCGCACAACCGCGTTGCTCGAAGGGCTCATCTATGCAGTGCTTGCTCTAGCTGAATCCGGTGTTCCGCTGAACAACGGAACCGACCAATAAGGAGAACATATGGCAGACGACCCATTCGCTGATGCACCGTCCGAAGATGCACAGCCCGAACCCACCAAGCCCGCAACCCGCACTCGCACCTCAACCAAGAAAGAAGCCGCTACCTTGACCGAAACCTCTGCTCTCGCATCCTCCCTCGAAGTTTCTGCAACCCTCAAGGGTGGTACGGGATTCGATGCACCTTGGACTGTCATTCGAGGCGCAAGCCTGGAACAGGTCCGTGACGCTCTCCAGGACGAAGTCCTCAAGGAGATCCTGGAACTGACCCAGGGTGCTGCCAAGTTCTACGGTGACCAGTACAAGGGCTCCGCGCCGGCCAGCGGCGGCGGTGGACAGCGTTCCGGTGGTGGCCGACAGGCTCCCCAGGGTGCCACCGAGGCACCTAACGGCCAGACGGAGAACTGCGACCACGGCGCGATGAAGTACATGTCCGGTGTGTCCAAGAAGTCGGGCAAGCCGTACAAGATGTTCGTCTGCCAGTCGGGCGATCGCAACAACGAGTGCAAGCCTGTCTTCGTCAACTGATACTTGACAATAGACAGCGCATAACGTCTACTTGACAATAGACGACAGGGGGAGGGGGTTCGATGCCCCCTCCCCGTCTGAACTACCAACGGAGAGAGAAACTTTGACTACTGCAACACTGATCGCACATACCGAGATCAACCGCCATGCTCTGCGCGAGATCGGCTACACCACGCACCGTGACGACAGCTACGAAGATCCCGGATTCGGTGACTTCGGAGACCTGGAAACCGACGCCGACGAACTGGCTGAGTTCGCTGGCCGGCTGTGCTACCTGTCGTTCAAGCGACCCAATCCCGCTACCGCCGCTAACGGCGACTACCTGGCGCATATTCACGAGGTAGGTCACGAAAGCGTGGAGGAACATGCCACCGCTTCGTTCTACATCGAAGCCTCTCGCTCGGTGCTGACCGAGCTGGAGCGTCACCGTCACCTCTCGTTCTCGGTTGTCTCACAACGGTATGTGGACATTGGCAAGCTGGGAGTGCATATCCCTCCCGCCATTGCTGCTGTGCTCAAGAATCCCGAGACGACCTTGGAGGACTACCGGTTCCTTCGTAACGGGATCGGTGACCACCTGGACGAGGGTCACGACGTGTACGACCGCATTGTGGAGATCCTGGAAGGTCAAGGCTACGGGCGCAAGGAAGCCCGAGAAGCTGCTCGGTGTGTAGTCCCGAACTGTGTCAGTTCACCGATGATCGTCACAGGCAACATGCGGACCTGGAAGCACATTCTACGGCTTCGCTACCACGAGGCAGCGGACGCCGAGATTCGTGAACTGGCAGGCGAATTGCTCTGGCAGCTCCGGGAGATTGCTCCGAACACCTTCGCTGACATTCCCGACGAGCCGCTTTCCTACTGAAAGGTACTTGACAAATGACAGCACTGGGAGCCGACCTGGATCTGATCGAGAAATACGAGGAAGCACTCGACTCTCTCGACATGCTCCACAACGAGAACAACCTGCTGAAAGCCGAAGTACGGCAACTGAAAGCCAAGTTCGACAACCGTCCGAAGCTGAGTCCCCAGGATGTTCGGGACATTCGGCTAGCGCACAAACGCAAGGAAGCCAGCACCGCTGAGCTGGCAGACATGTTCGGTGTCAACCGAGCAACCATCTACCGCACCGTGATTGGTGCCTATCACTAGGAGAGAAATTGCAGGTCATCCCGTACGAAGTTAGCCGGCAGCCAGTAGTAATCAACGTCGTAGAAACCGAGGACGATCTCGACGGGTTCCGCGACTTCGTTCGGGCGAACCTCAATTGCCTTGGGGCCGACACCGAAACCACGGGTCTGGACATTTACTCCGACTCGTTCCAAGTCCGAGTGGCCCAGTTCGGAACCTCTACCGAGTCCTGGATTATCCCCGTAGAGCGGGGTGGACGGTACGTCGAGGATGTGGTCCGAACCCTCAAGGCCGTCAAGACCTTGGTGTTCCATAACGCTTCGTTCGACCTCCAAGTCATCGAGCAGACAATGGGTATCCCGATGGAATCCTTGTGGCACAAGATCGTTGATACCAAGATCCTGGCTCACCTGGTGGACCCACGAGGCCGAGAAGAGGGTGGCTCCGGGCACAGGCTGGAGGAACTCACGGCGAAGTACATCGACAAGGAGATTGCAGAGGGCGTTAAGTCCTCTATGAAAGTCCTTGCCCAGGAGTTGAAGACCACCAAGGATAAGGTCTGGAAGGTGGTCGAATACGAGAACCCAACGTACCGGCTGTATTCCGGCATGGATCCGATCCTGGCCCACAGACTCTACGAGAAGCTCTGGCCGATCGTGCCTTCATCGGCACGGCCACTGATTGACTGGGAACATGATGTAGCAACGGTCTGTTCGATCATGGAACGGACCGGGTTCCTTCTCGACGTGGACTACAGCGAGCAACTGTCGGTTCAGCTCCTGGAGGAGCGGGACCACTACAAGGAGGTTGCCAAGGGCTTCGGCTGTGAGAACGTCAACAGCACAGAGCAAGTGGCCGATGTGCTTGAGTCTCGTGGGGTGTATATCCCTGGTCGCACCAAGACCGGGAAACGCCAGGTGGACAAGGTTCTCCTGGAGGAACTGGTCAAGAAAGGTGACCCGTTCGCACAGGCTGTAGTCGAAGCGAAGCGGGCCGGCAAGTGGGAGAAGACCTGGGTACGTACGTTCCTGGAGAAGCGTGACTCCAATGACCGGTGCCATGCGAATATCAACCCGCTACGGGCTCGCACTGGCCGCATGTCGATCACCGGTATTCCGGCACAGACCCTGCCGTCTGGTGACTGGATGATCCGTCGTTGCTTCCTCGCGGACGAGGGGCATCGGATTGCCAGTATTGACTACCAGACACAGGAACTCCGTGTTCTGGCAGCACTTTCCGGGGACCAGGTCATGTTGGACGCATTCCGGCATGACAAGGATCTCCACCAGATCACCGCTGACGCTGCGAGCGTGCCTCGCAAGGTCGGTAAAATGGCGAACTTCCTCACCGTCTACGGCGGTGGTGCAGGTGCGCTGGCAGTGCAGGCAAGTATCGACGCCGATACAGCGAAGAGTGTTCTCGATGCTTTCGGTAAGACCTACCCGAAGGTAAAGGTGTTCTCCCGCAAGCTACAAAGCGAAGCGGGGCGACGAGGGTACATCACCACCCCGACAGGCCGTAGGTTGCCTGTTGACCCGGCACGGGCTTACTCAGCCCTGAACTACATGGTTCAGTCCACGTCCCGTGACGTGACATGCCGAGCTCTGCTCAAACTCCACGATGCTGGGTTTACCCCGTACCTGCGTCTTCCAATCCATGATGAGGTTGTGGCATCTGTCCCAGAAGCCAAGGCAGACTGGGGGGCTGCCGAGATTGGCCGGCTCATGGCCGAAGAAATGGGACCGGTCTTCATCGGTACCGACCCAGAGGTCGGGTTGCGTTCCTGGGGTTCCATGTACGGCGCTTCCTACTAAAATCCGAAGGATGAGTGCGAAGAGGATTTCGGAACTCTCAGACCGCGAAAAAGATGAACTGCGGTTGAAGCTCCGACAGGTGGAACTCAAGCTGGAGCGACGCAAGCGGGAGGTAATCAGGAAGCACAGAGAACTCTCGTCAGAGCTAGAACACATTGAACAGAGGCTGCGGGACATTGAGCACTCGCACCATGCACTGGAGCCTCACTTTAAGTAACAACCAAAAGATAGGTCGGGTGGCTTTGCCATGCCCGCTTACTTGACAATAGACAGGAGAGAATGATGGGATTCAAGAAGAAGTTGGCCGAGGCTTTCGAGACGGTCAGCGCACGAGGAATTGAACTGATGGTGGTCCGCGATACGGACGCTGTCGGTCTGCCGGCCACCTACCGGGTGGAGACGATCCTGGGCGTGATCCTCGCCCGTGACATGACGTTCTACGACGCTCTGTTCTTCGTGGAAGCACACGAGATCGCAAGCAAGGCTCACCGGAAGGTGAACGGATGAGCCAAGACCACATCGAACAGCTACAACAAGTGCTCGACGGGGCCGACGAGCTCCGTGGGGCGATCCTCTCGCAGAACGCATTCGGGTTCCTGGACCTGGTTGCCGAGGATGAAACCACCCTGGCCCGGTTCTTCCGGGAAGGGGTGGGAGAGCTCCTGACATTCGCCTACGCGGCGATCCCCGATCTAGTCCAGGAGATCAACGAACTCCGTGAGGAGAACGAACGCCTGGAGATCGAACGGGACGATCTGGCAGCTAAGGAATACGACCACGAGGCCGCTCTGGAGCGTGCCCTGGCTGAGAGGTCCATGAGGTGAGCCAAGAGGTCAGCACCGAAGGCTGGTGGGGCATCCGCAAGGCCGATGGAACCGGACCTATCGGGTACAGCCACTGGGACCGCGCCGACGCGGAAGCCGCTGCCGAGTACAACTCTCGGCGCTGGGGGCCACACGAGGTAGTCCAGCTCCGGGACGGTAAGTGGGTTAGACCGGATGCTCCTGAACGACCCGACTGGGATACGTACTTCCTTGGGGTCGCCAAAGCCGTCGCTGCTCGGAGCTCGTGCGAGCGCGACAAGGTTGGTGCTGTCCTGGTTGACCAAGAACACCGGATTCGGTCCACGGGGTACAACGACTCCCCGGCTGGGACGCCTGGCTGTGAACTGTGTCCACGGCGTATCTCGGGGTGTACCCCCGGAAGTTCCTACGACAACTGTGTTTCGGTCCATGCCGAAGCAAACGCTCTGCTCTATGCCGATCGCAAAGACTGCGTCGGCGCAACGCTCTACATCACCCGAGAGCCCTGTTACGCCTGCTCGAAACTCATTGCTGGCGCTGGCATCTCTCGAATCATCACACCCAACACAAAGGAAATCTGAACTATGACTTTCATTCTGCTCGCCCTTGCCCTGGTTCTTGCCACCGTCGCTTTCATCTCCACCGCTGGAGTGCTTGGCGGTGCCGAGGCGATCCTCGACAACGATCCCTGGTTCTCGGGTCGTGACTACCTGTTGCTCGCTGCCTTGTACGTAGTTGCTGTGTCTTCCATTGCGGGAACCATCGCAACCATCCTCGCTCTGTTCTAGCAACACCCCTGGCCCCCCTCCCTTAACCGGGAGGGGGGCTTTTTTGCGTTCCAGGGGGTTACAGGTCGGGCGCAGTCAAGCGGCTACGAGCTTCTCTTCCGCTGCCGATGCGGTGATCTCTTCTGCGGCTGCTACGACCTTTGCTTCTGCCTTGTCGTGCCAGAGCATCATGGTCAAGTGCCAGACTGCCAACTGGACGAGAGGGGGAGTGGCGGCGATCGTGCAGGCGATCGGATTACCTCCCGACAGGAGCCAAGCGTGTGTCACGTTGCCGGCAATGGATGCCAGGGTTCCGAGGATCAACAACACCCATGCGTAGATACGCCTGGAGCGCCGCTTAGCGGCTGCGGATGCAATGGTGGAGACGATCACCAGACCGTCCACGATCAGTGGCACCATCCAAGCCTGGCCGGCTGGAACGTAGTGCTGTACCGACAGTTCTTCGAGCGCGGTAAACGACAGGGAGAACGAGAGTCCTGCTACCGCAACCGATCCCGCTATTGCGAGGTTGGAGGGGGAGAACCATTCCTTCTTGAACGATATGCTCTTCACTGCACCTGGCCCTTTCAGGTGTTCTGCCCCTCACTGGATCGCACTCCGGTGGGGGGCTCTTTTTTTGTTTGTCTGGCGAACCTAGCACAGTTGTAAGATCCCGAACGTCCGAAGATCCGAGTTGTGCATACGACAGAGCTTGTGTACTCTCCTAAGTGTTGTACGGAACCGAACTTTGGACTTCCCAATGGTTCGGACTCATACGACACCTTGTTCTGGTTCCCACAGGGGGATAACCAGGACCGTCGTTAGTCTCTCCTGTCCGACGATAACCAACGGAGCGCGAGCACGCACAGTCCGTCCAGCTCGCGGGGCGGCACTTCGGTCTAGGGGTGCACACCTACGCCGGAGTCCAGCCCAGCCACGTCTCCTTCGAGATGGGGCTACTTGTGCTGGCACGACACGGTGAGTGGCTAGGTCCGTGGGTCGCATTGGGACAAAGCCCGCAGGGCTAGGGGGACAAGGCGAGGGCCAAGGGTCTAGCCGCCCGTAGGGCGTCCTTACGGTCAGGGGAGCCCCCGTCAGGGGTCAGTCTCCAGGAGCCGTTCCAATGCCAACGTACGATAGATCCATGCGCGTGATAGGCCGACTAAGAATCTCCCGACAGTCCGAGGAGTCTACGTCGATCGACCGTCAGCGCGAGCTCATTCAGAACTGGGCTGATACCCACGATCACGAGATCGTCGGGTGGGCCGAAGACATTGACGTGTCCGGTTCGGTAGACCCGTTTGAAGCCCCAGGGCTTGGTCCCTGGTTGAAGCGTGACCGCCTTGGCGAGTGGGACATTCTCGTCGCCTGGAAGCTGGACCGCATTGCTCGACGGGCTATTGCGATCAACCGCGTGTTCCACCTGTGCCAGGAGCACGACAAGACTCTCGTCTGCATCTCGGACAACATTGACCTCTCCACCTGGGTTGGCCGTCTGATCGCCAATGTCATTGCAGGTGTGGCAGAGGGAGAGCTGGAAGCGATCCGGGAACGGACCCTGGCATCTCACCGGAAACTACGGGAGCTCGGACGCTGGCCGGGTGGCCGGCCTGCCTATGGCTACAAGGCAGTGGAGCGTACGGACGGACCCGGTTGGAAGCTCGTCCACGATGAATACTCGGCAACGATCATGCGGGAGATCGTGGATCGGACTCTCCAGGGTGAAGCCGGTAACGCGATCGCTCAAGACCTACAGGAGCGCGGTGTTCTGACACCCGCTGAGTACCGGCGCGAGATGAACGGCGAGAAGCTACGCGGCGGCGAGTGGATGGGTCAGGTCATCCGAAAGATGCTCAAGAGCCGAACGCTGCTCGGGCATGTGACCCACCAACAGGTGACGGTGATTAACGAGAAAGAGGGCACCCCGATTCTCAAGGGTGAGCCTCTGGTGTCGCTGGAGGAGTGGGAGGAGCTCCAGGCGATGCTTGGCGGATCTAGCCGGCCAAAGAATCACAACCGGACCACGGCGGCATCTCCGATGCTCGACGTTGCTCTGTGTGCTGAGTGCGAGAAGCCGTTGCACTTGCGGACCCAGCGGACCCAACGCAAGGAGAAGCTCCACGTTCACCGTTACTACTACTGCCCGGACAAGCATGGGAGTGCGATCCGTGGCGAAGATGTAGAGAACGCGGTCGAAAATCAGTTCCTGGAGGACTTCGGAGACCTTCCGGCGATGGAAAGGGTCTTCCGAGAGGGTGAAAATCACGAAATCGAGATAAAGCAGGCTATTCAGTCCATAGAGGCACTTACCCCCCTTCTCGGGGCAGCCACAAGCGGTACTGTCTTAAAGTCGCTTACAGACCAAATCAGCGCCTTGTCAAATCGGGTAACCTACCTAGAATCTTTGCCGAAGGCCGAATCTGGCTACATTCTGCGTCCAACCGGCAAAACGTACCGGGAAGAGTGGGAAGAGCGCGACGAGCAAGGCCGACGAGCACTTCTGCGACGATCCGGGATCACTGCGACGTTCATGCTCACCGGTAAGGGGCGCGGAGGACGTAACCCTGCACCGGGTGCCCTCCAGTTCAATCTCCGAGTGCCAGCCGATGCACAAGAGCGCCTAGCCTCCTAAACGACGAAAGCCCCCTCCCGGTTAAGGGAGGGGGAATCGTGTCAGACCAGGGTCAGGTTGAGCGCGGACGAATCCACGTTTCGAGCGGACGTGCGGTTGGTACCGGTGGTGTAAGCCTGGACCTCGACCACGTCACCTTCGTAGAACCTGTACGGCCCACTATCCAGGGTCACTGCCCATCCACCTGTAGTGAACGAGCCAGTCTGGTAAGCCACTTGGGTTCCGTTGACGAGCAGTCGTACCGAGCGTGTGAACGAGAGGAACTGGAACACGTCGGTTCCCCAGGAGTAGACCCCTTGGAGATTGCCGAGACCCGTACCGGTCACAGTGGAGACCAGGAGTGTGGTCCACGCGGTCTGCGGGACCGTGACTCGACCCTTGGTCAGTCCTATCGCCTTGAGACGCTGCCAGGCAAGCACAGCGCCAGAGCCAGTTCCGACCATGACCTTCTGAGCCAGCGAACCGGTGGATCCGTTGCCTACCCAGACCTCGAATCCTCGCTCACCGAGCGCCATGAGCTTGCTCATACGATCACCGCCACAAAGCCCTGTGCGTACCGCGTAGCGGACGGCAGAGCATCGTAGGCAGCCTGAGTACCGGTCCAAGCGGTACCGGTGTCGCCCTTGTCGCCCTTCACGCCGGGATCGCCCTGTACGCCTGGGTTTCCTTGGATGCCAGGATCGCCCTTGCTTCCGGGATCACCCTTGGGTCCGATGAGCTCTGCGCCTTGGTGCCAAGCACCCTCGCTGAACAGGTAAGCCCGTCCGTTTTCCTTCACCAGAGCGTGAGCCCCTTCGGGGCCGGCAGCCGGGAGCTGCGATGCCAGATCCACGAAGTAGTCGAACCGAAGCCCTTCACCTACTGGACCCTGGTCGCCCTTATCTCCCTTCTCACCCTGTTCACCACGCAAGCCCTGTGGGCTGGACGTGAGCGCACCGTCGAAGTAGCAACGGTTCCAAGCGTCACCAACAATGTCGGGGCCGTAGCCGTTGTGGTTCGTACCGGCCATGACCCGAGATCCGGCCTTGAGGTAGAGCATCGCTGATGCGTCGGTACCGTCATCCCAGTCAGCACCCATCACGCCCTTGCGGGCGATAGTGAACGCGCCTTCACCTGGTTCTGAGACGTAGATAACCGCTTGTCGATTGAACCGGCTGGATCCGTATTCACCTGACTGGTAGGCCGTTTGGGTGTGTCCCAGTCGCAAGGAGATTGCGTACCAACCCTCCCTGTTGATCTTCACGATGCCCGCGCCGAGATCCTCGACCGTCACACCGTTGCGGACACGCTCGGTGTCCCAGGTGTTCGGAGGCACTGGGCCAGCACCGTTGTTGACCGGGGTCTTGTTGGTGTTCGTGCGGACCAACGACCAGCCTGTGCCCTGGATGGAGCCCTTAGCCAGTGTGTCGGATGCTGCGAAACTGTCGATAGCCGCCGAGTCTCGTCGCTGTGCAAAGAAGTCCGCGTAGCGGGTGACGCCGATGCCGGCGTACCGGTTGGCCGGTCCTATGGGAACAGTGTTGGCTGCGTCCTGGTGGTAGAGCAGAGCACTACCGTTGATGTAGACCCTGTATTCGTTACCAACACAACGCAATTCGACGTGAGCGCCTCCTTCTACCGTGCGAGAGCCGTTGGTCCACGGTGTCAGGCTTACGTTCGATGCGGAAGCCGAACCCCGTCCCATCTCCACACCACCGGAACGGGACCAACGTACGTAAACGAACGACGACAGATCCGCGTTGCACCGACCGATTACGTACGAACGAGCCTCTGCGTAGTCAGCACCGCTGTTTGCCAGGACTGCCGAGACGTTGAAGTTGTCCGTGGACAACGGGGTCTTATGTCGCGCTACGTAATCCAGGGTCGTATTGAACGTCGGTGGGGTGCCGTTGACGATCATTGCTCGTCCAGGATTGGACCCGACGCCGAAGTTACCGGCACCAGTCTGGACCCAGTCAGGCCCCAGGTCGCTACCTGGTACGTCGAACCCGTCACGGATTACGACGCCGTCAACCGACGCTCCGGTGTTCTCGTTCTGCAAGCCGACGACAGCCGACATTGCTGCTGCGGCAGCCGCTTCCGCGTTGCTCGCTACCTCGTTAGCTTGGTCAATCGCTTCCTTGTTACCTGCAACGTCCACGAACAGGACGGGGCGGTGTGAGAAGGCTGCTACACCCCACGAGTAAGAGGGGAGCAGATTCACGATCTTCGTCTCAGATGCGAAGCCGACCGTACGCCGAGTGGCGTCCACCGGGATCACTCCAGCGGTGTCTTCGTATTCTAGGACGACAGCACCGTCTATTGTCAAGCGGTAGACATTCTCGACTGCGGACAGCTCTACGCTGGCACCTTCCGACAGTCGGTAGTTCGTGTTGGACTTCCAGTCTGTGAACGTCCAAGAGTCACCGTTACGGGTGCCGTAGCCCAGGTAGCAGGACCGGCCATAGACGTTGGCGTAGACGAACGAAGTCAGTCCGGTGTTGGCACGGACAAACAGCGAGGTCATGGTGCCGATCGCCACGCCCTTGGGGTTGACGACAGCGGTCACAGCTACGTTGTTCTCGGCTGCGAGCACAGGGCAGATAGCCCAGCGCCGGCCAGAGTCCACACCGATCAGACCTTCGGTGTTATCCACACGAGCTGCGTTGTCGATGATGCCGAGCCCCTGGCCCTTACCGCCTTGCTGCCAGCCGTTGCCGAGCACCGTACGGTTGTTCGGACGAGCGAAGTCGTCCATGAACGTGGAACCCTCTGCCAGTCGGTTCTCAATCTGTACGATCTTCGCCGCGTTCGCGGTGTGAACCTTGTTCCAACCGGTGAACCAGTCTGCGATCTCTCCGAGAGTCGGGTCATTATCAGGGTTGCCGTCGATCGCTCGCTGAACGAACGATCCGATACCGTTCCTGAATTGTGTTGGCAGAGTGCCGTATGCGGTATGGAAAGGCTGAGTGACCATTGCCTTCGCGGTCTCTTCCGTGAGGTCGAAACCATAGTCACTGCCGTTTTCGTATACTCCGTCTGGAGCCGATGCGCCTGGGGTAGTCACCCAGCCTCCTTGGTCAGATGTTGATGATGGATGGAATTGCGGGGCGGGGAACGCCGGGAGCGACTTGGTCGCCCCACTGGTGCATGTCCTTGATGTGAACTACGAGAACGTCCTGGTTCGTCTCCAGGGTGTCCACACGTCCTGCGAGCGTTTCGATTTCAGCCTTGAGGGGACCGACCAGGGTCACTGCTGTTTCGGCAATGACCTTGGCCGCGTCCACGTCAATCTTGTTCGCACTGGACTTAGTCAACTTCCGGTCTGCAACCTTCGTGACTATCCCGCCTACAACCCCAGAGCCTGCGATCATGCCGACAATCTCTAGGGTGCTACTCATGCTCGGTGCTTACCGCCTTCACGAGCGACGTATCCGGTCAGGTCGTTGAAGACCTTCTCCTTCAACCCGTCTGTCACACCGTTATTCGTCTTCTTGACACCGATCACCTGGGCAACCAGCACAAGGCCGGCCACACCCCACACTGCCTGTGTCGGCAGGGATACACCCAGGGAGACTGCAAGCCACAGCGCCTGGAGCGCGGTAAAGACAAGGGTCGTCACTGTGTTGGCATATCGCTTGTACCAAGGCTGGTTTCCAATCAGTTTGTCGAACGCATCACCAAGTACGTTGGTGTCGAACGATGTAAGGTCGTTGGGCTTCAATGCGCCTCCTATGTGAGTTCACGAGCTCGGTCCTGTTGGACCTGCCCGTCTTTCAAGTAGCCCGCCGCGTGGAGTTGCTGGAGGTAGGACTGAACTTCGTCCTGGGTCAGCTTCTCCACGGGAGCCAGACGTGGTCGAACTTGCTCTGGTGTTTCCATCGGAACCCACTTGCCGGGGTTGAACTCGTGGTCACCACCCCTGAATGGGGGTTGGTACTTCCGGTTCTGTTGTGGCAGTTGGGAAACGTGGATCATGCCGTTCTCGTCAGCGAGAGTCGCCAAGTACGGACCCCACACGAAGCCGCACTCCGAGAGGTGCTCCGAACGATCCTCAAGGATCTTCCGGTGCGTGATCTCTGGAGCACCACCTACGGTGGGCCAATTCTTGAGACCCCAGATGAAATGCTCTCTGGGATTGGACATGTCACACTTTGACTGGTCTGGCGTCATGGCGAACCTTTCGTTAGAGCATCCCGAGATCCTGTAGACCAGCGGCAAGCTCAGCCTGTTGCTGTGCGAGCCAGAGGACACCGTCCTGGGGCTCTCGTTGGCCGACAGTGGCTTCCCACCCTCGACCGCTTCCGTCCCACTCGTATTTGCACTTCTCGATGCACTCGACGTACACCTCGTTCTCGGGCATACCTGCAACCGAGAAGCCGACTCGGTCACCTACGAATAGGTCTCCGTAGCCGCGAGTACCGATGCGGTATGGAACCGCGTCGGAGAACTTGAGGGTCACCGCTGTGCGCTCACGAGTGGAGTAAGCGCCTGTGCGGAGGGCGATTAGAGCTGCGAGCGTGTACGCCCGGTCAGCTCCTTCGGCCCAGCCCTCGTGGTAGTGCGACCAACCAAGCTCCTGTGCACGTTCAGGGAACTTGTGGGCCATGAAAGCCCCGATGGTGTCGGTGTAGAGCGGGGCAGCGACAGCGTCAATAGCCGCGCCAATCTGGGACTGGCCGAACATCGAGCCGATAGCCCCGCCCAGGGCAATCACGGCAGCCGACATACCCTCGTTGATGCCAGGGAGCGAGTGCCCTCCAGCCACGATCTGTACGTCAGTTGCCGGGTAGTAGACGAACTCCGACGATTCGATACCCGTGTAGGGGGATTCCTCGAAGATCACCCACGGTGCTTCTGGGAGAGTCCCAGACCAACCCGGCTCGTAATACTCATCCGGGAAGTTCGGGTTCTGGATGACGTCGATACCCTCGGTAACACCGTCAGATCCAATGTTGATGAACGCACGCTGTAGACCGGTCAACAGATTGCCGAAGAACGACGTCTCTGTGTTCCAACCGGACTTGTCTACGAACTCGAAGACCAGGCAGCCGTTGTGGAGCGGAGGTGCTCCCTCCCAGGGGGGTTCGTCACCTTCCAGCCAGCGACGGGCTTCGATCGTGATCTGACCGTCCTGGAGGACGCGCTTGGCAACCTCGTGGAACGTCTTGAACCGCGAGAACACCGTCGTCACCGGACTGTTGTCCTTGAGGAACGCAACCGGCTTGACCACCATGCTCCAGTTGGACATGTCCAGGTCGAACCACTGGTCTACGTCCATAGGATCGTCTGGCAGCATCCACAGGGACGCCTCCAGCCGCATGATGTTCACGAACAGCGTCGTAGCCAAAGCCCAACGGGCAGGCCCGAATAGCGTCCAGACGCGAGGCACCTGGATCTCTGCCGGCAGGAACGGGTTACTCCAGCACCGAATGTGCTTGAGCTCCTCCAGGTCATGCTTGAACGTGACCGTCAGATACTTCTTGCCGTCCTTCTTACGAACGACCTTGAAGTTGTGCATACGGCCACCCCACCGGGAACCGGACTTGTCAAACGTGATGTGCACGTTGCGCTTTGCCCGGCCCCGGAAGTTGATGACCCACTCTGCGATGTAGTGGTTCAGGGGAATATCTACAGACGCTGTGCCTGTGTCGTTCCGTACGTACTCGAAAACTCCACCGAGCTCACCATGGAGCTCGCCGTACAAGTTCCAGTCACCGTCCCAGAACCTGATGAGCGGCAACGAGATCCGCTCTCGTTCATCGAGCAGTAGTTGTTCGTTGATGGTTCGATAGATGCTGTCAGTTGTCAAGCGAGCAACCCCCAAGGTCGAGACCAGGGGCGCGGGAGCTTGAGCTGGAGCTCAGCGCCTGTCGGATCACCCTCGAAGCGGACCTCAAACTCGTGGAGTCCAAGGGTGTACTTCGGGATCGGGTGGCGGAATCGAACCCCGCCCATACGTGCCCATACGTTGGTCTTGTTGGCCGAAGTAACCTGTCGTTGCCTCGGGTCGGTCTTAACCAGCACGTCCTCGCCTATTGTCAAGGTGGGGAGCTCAATACGCCGGTTTGCTAGTGCGTTGTCCTGCCAGGAATAGTCGGTGATCGTCCACTTGCCAGGGGCAGTGGCAACCCATTCCGGCCAGATCGGCTGATCTGTCGGGTTCGGGTCCAAGACCGTGATCCGGTACGTCTGGTCTGCGCCAGTCGGATTCCACTTGTACGACTCCGGTTCCGAGTACCAGAACGGGTCGTAGCCAACCGTGGACATGACGGCAGCGTGGATCGGTTGTCCGATCGGGTCGTACGTCAGGTCAACGTCGATGTTCTCCGAGAGCTGGAGCCCCAGTGTGCGGGGACCATCCTCGGTTGTGACCGTCAGCTTGGAGGGCTCTGCGTAGTCCCACATGCGAGCCCATTCGGAATCTCGGTGCTTCCAGGAGTTGGAACCGATTCCGTCACCAAGGATTTCAACCTTGAAGATCACGTCACGCTTGAGAATGCGGTGGGTCAGATAGCGAGCACCTGGGTAGTTGGCCGGCTCCTCGTAGATCACCTTTACCTTCGGGTCATACAGTCCTGTAATTCCCGAAGCGAGGTAGATCCCTTGGTCGCCAGCCAGAGGGCCGGCAAGGTGAACCACCTTGCCGTTAACGCCCTCCAGCTTGACTTCCGTTTCCATGTAACTCCTTATCCGTGTTGGAGGAGTTCGCGCTGACGACGCGCTTCCTCCATGTCGAGTGCCTCGTTCACGTCCTCGACGTGGTAGTGAATGTGGGTCTGTCCCTGACCGCCGTCGCCTTCCTTCGCCTTGTCAGCCGCCTCACGGGCGTCCTGAGTCGGGTCGTAGTCGAGAAGCTGGTCGATGAGCGTTGGGATTGCGCCACTGCCGAATCCGAGATCCGACATGAGCTGATCCGCATTGCCAACCACGAAGTTGAGCGGGATTTCCTGGAGCTTGGCGTCCTCGGTGATCGCCTTGACGACCTTGTCGTACAGACCGTCAACACCCAGGTCATCTCCCATACCGGACAGGGCGTCCTTGAAGTACGAGAGAATGTCGTTCACGCCTCGCTGGAGACCGAACTTGAGGTTCTCCATGTAGGAGAAACCGGACTGCTCCAGCTTCGTGGAAGCTGCGCCGTCCTCGACCCCGTCCTTGATCTCGCCGGCCATTCCGCTGGCGTCCTCCACGATGGGAGCGAAGCCGTTCTCGATGCCCTTACGGAGACCCTCCATGAGGGCTTCACCGTTCTTGATCAAGACCTTTCGGTCGTAAGGGAGTGGACCCTTAACCGATGCGATCTTGTCCGCGATACCAGAGGCGAAGTCCAAAACCTTCTGGAGACCGTTCGTGATACCCGAGAGCAGACCATCCATGAGCGCCTTACCGGCGTTGACCAGGATCGAACCCAGGTTGCCCAAGACACCCAGAACCTTGCTGGGGAACTCACCAACCGTGGATACGATGTTGCCCAGGAGCTCAGCACAGATACTCATCAGGGAGGTCCAGAAATCAATCCAGGTGGACGTGATGCTGGAGACCAGACCCGCGATGAATCCGACGACGCCGGAAACGAAGTTGCCTACGGCAGCAACGATTCCCGCTGCGACAGAGACGACTGTCGCAACCAGGCTTACGAACATCGAGATCAACGTGCCAATGGCACTGAGCAGTGTCCCGACGATCGCAGCCGCCACCTGAATGATGACTGCGATGAGCTGGAACGCTGCCTGGATCCACGGTGCGATAGCCGTTACGACGTTGGCGATCATCTGTGCCAGTGAGACCAGCGTCGGCATGAGCGAGATGATTGCCGGCAGGAGACCGGTAATCAGGCTGGCTGCTGCCTCTACGACGATCGGCAGAAGCGGAACAATCGCCACGACAACCTGCGTGATCGCTTCCGCGAGCATCGGCAGGAACGGTGCAAGAGCCGTAACCGCTTCGAGCAGAACCTCGGCAATAACCTGGGCGATCTGTGCGAACGCCTGAGCCAGTACCGGGAGCATCGGCGCGAGCGCCGTAACAACCTGTGCGAAAGCCTGACCCAACACCGCTGCCACCTGCCCGAGAGAGCTGGCGATCTGCGGGAGAATCGGGCCAATCACGTTCAGCGCCTGGCTGAATGCACCACCGAGTACCGTCGCAACCTGACCGAACGAACCGATCAGGGAGTTCAGCGAAGGCCCAAGGGCCGTAAGCACTCCAGCGAAAACAGATCCGAGCTGCTGTGCGATGTTGCTGATGATCGGCATGAGACTGGACAGCACAGGTGCGAGAGCACCCATCATCCCCTCGATCACAGGACCAAGAGCGCCGGCCACCTGGTTCAGTGCCGGCCCGAGTGCGTTCATCAGACCAACGCCGACCTGAGACAGAGTGTCGAAGACGCTCGTCAAAGCCGGTGTCAGAGTCTGGAACACGGTCCCGAGCTGGGTACCAAGGGCACCAAGCGTGTTGAACAGCATGTTCGAGAACGAAGCCAGTCCAGGGAGCATCCCAACGATCAGGTCACCGAAGCCCTGGAAGAAGTTCGCCATAGGCTGGCCCATCGAACCCATAACTCCGATACCAGCTACGACCAGACGGTCGAACTGGGACAAGAGCGAGCCGATTGCGACCGACATACCCTGCATGGCAGAGTCGAACGAACCGTCCTTGATGACCGTTGCAACGCTGTTCTTGAACTGCGCCGCAAAGTCATTCACCATGTTGGACAGGTGACTGAACGATCCTGCACCCGCTGCGCTGATATTCAGGAAGCCCTCGGTGAAGTCCTTCATACCGGGGGTCATGTCTCGGAACAGCTTCGCTGTGCCGTCCAGGATGACGTTCAGATTCTCCATACCGGTGGCACTGGTGGCAGTGTCTACGATCCCAGAGAACATGTCCGACATGCCGTTTGCGACATTCTTCAACCCGCCCTCAAGCTGGGGGAGGGCGCCAGCGAGCTTCTCGAAGACCGGAGTTAGCCGTTCCTCGAAGACGCCCGAGACGGACTCCTTGAGCTTGTCGATTGCGGGGGACATGGACTCGGCAGCCTTCTTGATGCCGTCCCAACCAAGGGCTACGACACCAGCCGCCACACCAGCCGCTGCGAGGAGCGACGGGATGCCGGCGAGCAAGCTGCCAACCAGACCGATTGCAGGTGCTGCCAACGCGAAGACTGCGGTGATGATCCACCCAACGCGGGTCATGCCCAGGATCTTTCGACCGTTGAACTCTGCTGCGTCACCGGCCTTGTTGGAGTCCCGCAAGAACCGGCTTAGGAAACTTCGACCGCCTCCGTCGTCGTTGTCGGAGTCCCGCATCTGGCGCATGGAACCAACAACCCGCTTAGCGGCGTTGGCCGCTGCCATACCTACTCGGGTGAACTTGTTGGATCCTGGATCGTTGATCGCATTTCGAGTGGACTCTCGAATACCTTGCATCGACTTTCGGACACTGTCCCTGGCGTGTTCTGCGTTGGTGCGAAGCACTCGCATAGACGCGCCGGCACGGCTCATCTCGGGATTGGCTTGCCGCATCCACTTGACCGAGTCACGGAAAGCTGACGGGAAGTCCCGTAGCGAACCCTTCGTCTCGTCACTGGTCCGACGCAAGCCCCGCAAGGAGTTCCGTAGGGGATCAATGTGCTGCCGTGCGTTCTCCCCGAGAACCCGGAAGCCAGCGGCTGTCCGGGACAGATCGGGGTGACTCTGGCGCATCCAACGAACGGAGTCGTTGTACGCCTGGGTGAAGTCTCGTAGGTTGCGAAGAGCAGACCCAGACGACCGGTCCACATCTCCGAAGATCCCGTTGCGGATACCGTTACGGTCCACGTTGGCATCTACGTCTACGGTTGCTCGCATACCCTTCGTGGCTGCTGCCACACGAGCTCGGAAGCCCGTCATATCTGGGACTACGTCAACCTCGGCCTTTAGGCCCTTGGTCTCCTTCTCTAGTCCCTTTTTCAGATCCTCACGGAACTTGTCGAGATTGGGTACGACTCGGATTGAGACGCGCCCGACCTCCACTCCTCCTGCGCCAGCCACTAATTGGCTCCCTTCGTTACTCGCGCTGCGTGCGCTGCTGCGAGCGCCGCGAAGGCACTCGGACCCTTCCGGGCTTCCTGGCGCTTGCGCTGCTCGCGGTCTTCTGAATCAGGGGTCTCCACCATCGGTGGCTCGGATAGGCGCTTCTTGGAATTGACTTGTGCGGTAATGAATCCGACCTCTCGGGTGGCATTCACACTCGCTGCGGCCAGGTACGTCCGAACGTCCCAGCCTCGGTACTTCTGTCCACCACGTTGTTCCGCGACGTACGCGGAATCCGTTGGGAGAAACCGGATCAACTCCAAGATGTAACGGGGGGTATACAGGGGGAACTCCGCGATTGCGTCACGAAGATCCACCCCGTAGAACAGCCGAAGATCGGCTACCAACGCCCCGCCATGCTCGTCAATGAGCTTGGCGAGGGTCAGGCTTCCCCCACCTGTGCCTCCGCCTGCCACTTGCTGAACACGGACATAGTCAGCGCGGCATCGCCGTCCAGGGCGTCAACCAGCTTCTTGCCCTTACCGTCCTTGACGATCACCGTCAGAACCTCGCGGATGACCTCCAGCGACCGCTTCACGGCCTCGGCATCCTCGGCGGAATCTTCGTCGCTCTCAAACTCAGCGAGCAAGTCCAAGACAGCATTACGCTCAGTCTCTCCACAACGGAGGACGTTTCGGAGGACGAGATCCTCACCGTCAACGCGGATAACGACGGGAGCGAACTCTTTGTCGAGATCGGCACGGAGCTGATCCAGGGAGTACGTGTTCGACATGGCAGACCTACTTTCGATTTTGGGTGGGGCGGACCTTTGGATTGATGACCCTGGGACGTGGCCGGTCCGCCAAGATGAACCACGCCCCAGGGGTGACTAGTGTCAAGTAAGAATCAGGCCGCTACGGGCGTGATCCACTCGAACAGGTGGTTGCCGGGGTGCTTGATGAACGTCGCACGCACAGGCAGGGTGCCGAACTCGTCGGTAGCGAGCGAGATCGACTCGTCGCGCCGGATGGATGCCTTCGCGGCTCGGAAGCCGACACGAAGGTCACCATCGACAATGAGCATGAACAATGCACGCTCAACCGGCTTGATGACAGACGAATCCACGCCGAAGACGCCTTCCACGGTGGAAGCGTTATCGCCGTAGTAGAACTGGAAGCCCGAAGCATCGAACTGGGCCAGCTTCATGGTCATGTAGTCAAACGGGGTGTCCGTGTTGACCTCTCGAAGACCAGTGCGCTGCCAGGTGTTACGAACCTCGGTGTCGCCACCCTCGAAGCCGAGCTCGGGAAGGTCACCCTCGGAAGTGTGACCGATCGGAGCCCAACCGTTGGTGATCGCAGTCTCAGTGACCGTAACCTCACCGCCAGCCTCCAGAGTGGATTCGACGGTGACCGGGACAGTCTTGCCCTGGAGCTTGCCGATGAAAGCAAGTTCCACGCCGGCAGTAGCCAGAGGGCCACCGGTAAGGGCGACGTTGCCACTGCCAACTACCGCGCTGATAGCCGCTTCGATAGCTCCCAGATCCGCCGAAAGCGGAAGAGCCGCTACGGGCTTGGAATCAATGGTCAGGGTGTAAGTGCCGCTGGTCGGGGTACCGGTGACAGCGAGCGTGTACTGGTGAGCACCGAACGTGTCGGGATCCAGGTCTGCAACCTGGTTCGGGGTCGGACGGGAAGTGCCCGTGGGACCGACGAAAATGTAGCCTCGCGCTGCGGTGAGGACGGCATTGTCGTTAAAGCTCATGGAATCTCCTAGCTTGTTCGCAGAGGACGGATGCCGAGCCGAATGAGTCCCTGTACTCGCCATGTGTCGATGAAGAGTGAGGAGAACTGGGTCATGCCCATCGTCTCGGTGATATTGGTGATGTAGCCGGCAGGAGTCAGGATCTGTTTCCGCTGCGCTGTGTAGAGCACATCGAGAGCTTGTGAGTACAGCTCCTCGGTTTCGATCAGACCTTCATCCGTGTAGGCCGTTATCTCGACCACTGGGTGGTCAAGTTTGTTGGGGAAGTTCCCATCTCGGGTACCGCCGATGCGTCGGATATTCACCATCGGGTACGTACGGTGGTCAATATCGTCAATCCAGGATCGGACAGCTACCCCAGGGCCAAGACCCTCTCGGAGGATCGGGAGGAGAACCTGTTGGAACCGGGGGACTGACTTAGCCGCCATAGGCAGCTCCACTCAGAATGTGCAGGCCGTTGACCCACTCTGTATCGCCGCCAGCGTATTTGCCTCCGACAGCGTGTCCGAGCTCGATCGCATAGGCTGCCTCGTCCACGAGATTCACGAAAGCGTCAACGTCACCGCTGGTGGTCGTGATCTTCGCGGCACCGGTCCTACGGTGCATCGAGAGCAGGGCTTCTGCCCTGCCTCCGATCTTCTCTGCCTCGGCGCGGGTTGCTGCCTTCATACCCTTCTGTCGGACGACCTTTCGGTGAACCTCACGTTCGCCGTATAGCCTCACAGCCATTAAGACCTCCGTAGTGAGTAGTCGTTGTGCTTGGTTCGGTCGGAGCCGTTGTACGGCTTCGCATCACCGAAGACAGCGAATGTGTCGCCTTTCCAGACGACCTTGGATTGGGCAGGGGGGACGAGCTTGCAAGAGCGGGGGAGTCGCATACGGAACACCTGTTCCGACTCGTAACCCTCGTTGTCCTGTTCTGCTCGTCGGGCTGATGTACCCGACTGGCCGACAGGCTGGAGCGTGACGTTTTTGACTTCGATGGGGGTCTTGGAAGGACGGGACCGCATATTGCCGTCCCGGTCCTCAACCACTTCCTCCATGTAGATGAGTACGGTCTCTCGACCGCGATCCAGAAGGCTCACGTTCGGCTCCCAGGCAAGTTGAATGACTGGTGGATCATGAACACCTTCCGGCGAACACCCAGGATCTCCCACTCATCTCGGAGGATCGTGAGATTGCCGCGAGCCGCGTCCTGGCTGAGCATGTACGTGTAGTTGCCGTCCGTTTCCTGTACGAACCCGTCAGGGTTACGAACAAGGCGCAGAACAGCATCCGAGCAGACCTGGACCACATTGGCTTCCAGGATCGTGCCGGCCACGACTTGGTCATCCAGATCAGGGATACGCGACCGGATACGGTTCTCGGCGTCCGTGAGCCGAGCCAGCACCAGTGCGGACTCTTCCTCGGTCAGTTCCCGAGCGAACCGGACCGCCACGTCTTCGACAGTCGCGTACGCCATGCTTACTCCTCGGTGGGTTCAGCAACAGGCTCTGCGACAGGCTCTGCCGGCGCGGCCTTCTTCGCTGGAGCCCTACGAGCGGGCTTCTTGGGTTCCTCTGCGGGTGCTTCGACCACGTCAGACCAAAGGCCGGTCGCCTTGAGCTTGTCTGCGAGTTCTTCGCTGACGGAAGCGATTCCGCCGTTTGCCTTGTTACGAATCTCGGGCATGTGCCCTCCTTTCTTGTGACCAAAACGGGGGCAGGGCCGAAGCCCCACCCCCGTCTATTGTCAAGTCAGAATCAGGACGTGAGCTTGACGAAAGCGTCCTTGTCGTGGACGTGCAGGGCGTATTCAGCCTCGCAACGGACAGCAACAAGGTTGTGCTCCCACAGCGAAACGAGCTCGCCGTCCAGGGTCAGGGTTGCCTGATCCGAAACGTCGTAGCTGATGCCACCGATCTGGCCCCAGAGAACCTTGCCCCAGTCGCCGGCGTAGCCGAGCGTGGTACCGGTGCCGACCTGGCTTGCGAACATTGCAGGACGCGAGAGGATGCGGCCACGACGCATAAGGTCGTTGGTCTCGGTGTAGTTGGCATCCAGGAACAGCGGACGACCGTTCTTGTCCACCGCGCCGTTGATGATCGGCTCAGACTTCTCATCGAGCAGGAAGCCGGTCAGCTTCTTGCCGTCGTTGACCAGGAGCGACAGGCTGTTGTTGAGCTGGTCGTACGTGGTCGGAGTGGGCTGGCCCTCAACCGCTGCGGGGCTAAGGTCAACTGCCTTGGCAGTCTGGTCGATGTACGCACCGAACGGGGTGTTCGTGCCGTGGAAGCCCGCGTTGTCGAACGCAACTGCGAACGCTTCTGCGACCTTCTCCTTCATGGTCTCGATGTAACCCTCGGGGTTAGCTCGCACGACCTCGGAGCTCATTGCGAAAATCGTGGTGATCTTCGACGGGGTGATCCCGAACATGTCGAAGCCGCCCTTGGTGAGGGGCTTCTTGCCACCTTCTGCGGTCCACGATGCGGTGACTTCACCGTCCCAGTAGGGGACAGTAACGCCGGTCGGACCCATGTCGATCTTGCGGGCGAGCTGCTGGAGGACGGAGCGACGAGCAACTTCCTCGAAGATCGGCTTCGAGCGGACCGGATCAAGGAAGCCGGCGAAATCGGAAGTCTGTGCTACCTGAGTGGAAAGTGCCATTTGTGTATCTCCTTACTTGACGCCGACCTTCTTCTTGAGCGCGTCAAGAAGAGGATCACCGTTGAGGGGCAGGGGGTTGGAATTGCCGGAACCCTGTGACGGGTCCGTAGCGGGGGCGTTTGCGGGCTTCTTGTCTCCGAACAACTTTCGGACCTCATCCGCATGGGAGCGGATCTGGTCTTCGTCGTCGCCCTTGAGCAACTCTGCGAAGCCAATAGCCCGCTCACCGTCGATACCGACAGCTAGAGCGGCCTTGAGCTTGGTCACCTCCAGCCGTGCAGAATCACGTTCGGTCTCGGCAGTCGAAACCTTCCCGTTCAGATCCGCGATAGCGGCGGTGTGCTCGTCAGCAAGTGCGGCCTTGGCCGTATCAACTGCGGACTGCTTTTCGGTCCGATGCTGGGCAGCTTCGGCTCGGGTATTGCTGATGAGATCCTGAGCCCACTGGGGGAGGTCTTCGACCTTCTGGGCTTCGGCTTCGGGGGTGTTCTCACTCAATGTGTTTCGTCTCCTGGACGTGTCGGGTCCGCCTGGGACCGTCTTGATGGTTATGCGGCCCGAAGGCCGGTGCCGAACTCCGAGAAGTCGAGCTTCTCGACGTGGCGGCGGAAGGCGTTGAGCGCGTCCTTGCCTGAGTGGCCGTAGGTGGAGTCCTTCCACATCTGTTCTGCGCGAAGGTAATCGTCACGACCAGGCCAGTCGGATAGCTTGAACACCGGTACGGTCTTGCAATCGCAACCGGGGTGCCACTGATCCATGTACTCGGATACGTCCAGGTCTCCCTGGAGCGCCTTTATGGCATCGGAATTACCGAGCCGTAGGCCGGCAGCCTCGGCAGACCTGTATACGGGTCCGCGAGAAACCAGCATTAGGCAGAATCCGCAAGTCTCTCGACCTGTCGGGACTCGTGCCCATCCGCGAACGAACGACCGGACATTGGAACTGCCTGAGTTCCTTGGTGTCTCAGTGGGACGTTCATCCACGATCTGAACCTCCTTGGTCTCCAGTAGGGAGTCCAGGTAGGGGTCCGGCTGCTCAACCGCGCCAATGATGGTGCGTCGGCCACCGTTCTCGACTGTCCGGGCGATGCGGTAAAGCACCTGCCCGAAGTCGTAATCAGTTGCGCCTTCACGTAAGAACCGGCTCCTGGCCGGCTCCATGTCTCGGACGAACTGTTGAAAGCCGTATGAGTCCAGATTCACCGGGGTACGGGGAGCGCCGGGGGCTGCAAGTTCGCGCTGAGTGTCGTAGAACTCACGAGCGATACCTCCAGCCTCCCAACGCGCTTCGTAGACAGCGGGGAAAATGGCATTCAGAACGGCAAGCCATTCTTGGTCACCGAGCTTGGGAGCTCGGAACACGTTGAACAGCGAGGTTGCACGACTAACCACTCCAGCGACGATTGCCGCTATGCCAGCGGCATACGCCTCGGGGGTCACGCGGCTTTCTCCTCGCTGTCTTTGTCGTCAACGGGGGGCTCTTCGCCTGTCTCCGCTGCTAGTTCGGTGTTTGTCTTGTCGTCGTACATGCCCATGACCCGAGCCATTGGGGTCTGTTCGTCCCAGAGCTCCATCTGCCGGCGAGCGGCATCGGAGTAGCCCATGTCGATGCGAGCCTGTTGGACCGGGATGATTCCCTGACCACCCGCGTAGAGCTTCATGACGCCGTCTGCCTTGGCCTGGTAGGTCGGAGTGGACGGATCACGCCAGAGCGATTCCAGACGGAACGCTTCGGCGGGGATCTTCCCCTTCATCACCAGAAGAGCAACTCGGGCAACCTCTTCCCACGCATCTCCGAACACCAGGGTCTTCCCTTCTGCGTTGCGGACGAGCCGGGACTCGGAGGACTTAATCGCCTCGGCGGAAGCCGGGTTGTCAGTGGCGGTGGACAGGTACTGCGGCGGCAGGCCGGTGTAAGCGGCTGCCAGCTTGAGCAATGCGCTCATGCCGTCTACGAAGTTCCGAAGCTCAGCGGCAGCGAACTGCTGCGCCTTGCCCTCGGGATTCTCAATGGCGATCATGGATGCCATGTAGGTCTCAAGAACCGCGTGGCGGTCACCGGGGTCAGCCTGGAGAGCATCCTGGGCAACACCGAACAAGATCCGCTGCGGAACAGCGAGAAGCTCGGAAGCAACCTGGAGATTCATGACCAAGCGGGCCATAGCGTCTGTGACAGAGCGGATCTCGGGAGTGATCTCGGTGGTACCGATCAGATCGGATAGCCGGCCACGGTTTGACAGGGGGATCACCGGTACGACACCCAGGTTATGGATAATCGGACTGTCGGGAGCCCAACCCGCTTCGCCGTTGTTGAAGATCACCGTCTGGTTCGGCAGGTAGAGCGTGGCTGCGAGCTCGTTGTCTTCGTCATCCTTGATGACTCGGATAGCTCGGGTGACGCGCCGCGTCCTCGGGTCTATCTCGGCGTGTAGCGCCGTAGGTGACTCCACTCGGATGATCGGCACTTCCGGGTCAGCCAGAGGGTCTTCCGGGTCAGGTGCTGCGACAGTGACATACGCCCTGCCGTAGATAAACGCCTCGATGTGTCCGAGACGGCTTTCTACGTCCAGGTTGTTTGCCTGCCACCAGTTCCAGAGCTCCTCGTCGGAGCCCTCTGCGCCGGCCAAGCGGAACCCCTCCATCTGGAGACGGTCCGCCAGCGAGTTCACGTAGATCCGGGGGATGCCCATCTGGGCTAGGAGTGTGCGAAGCTCGTTCGGGACAGCAACGCCAATCGCTGTGTCCCGCTCGGATGCCTCGTAATACGAAAGGTCTTCGGCGTACGTAGACTGAGATCCGTCGTAAACTTCCTTCGCTTCCGCGAAATGCGTTGCTACGTCCTTCGTATCTTCGACAGGACTTGTCATCGGTACACCACCACCTTTCTGGAATGGTTCTTCTTGCTCATCAGGAACTCCTGCCTCGCGCCGTAAGCGAGCACGGCGCAGACAGCCGCGTCGATCTTCCGGCTGGAGTCCTTGCTGGCCTTACGAATCGAAATGGCGTCGTAGGTTGTCGGGTGCCGGTGTGCGTTGAGCACATACCAGCGGAGTGTCTTGTTGCCGTCGTGGATCAGTTCTTGTTCCAGGACCGCGTCCAAGAACCGTTCGCAGTCGAACGCGAACTTCTTGACCTGGCCGCGCATATCGAATGCGACCGGGTTGTTCGGGGAGGCGTTGATCTTGAGCTGGCGCTTGAAATCTCGGCCCCACTGGTCGATGTACGCCTCAAACTCACGAACGTCTGCTCGGAATGCGACTACGTCGTACCTCTTGAACGCCGAACGCACTGCGGCGTCCACGTCTTCACGGGGAACCTCACCGTTCGGGTACCGAACTGGATCCCAGACATTCAGCAAGAACAGGGCACCGTCTTCGACTCGGCACGCCACCAGGGCGCTGTGGTCGGAGGACTTCGAGCCGTCGAAGCCCATCGTGATCCGATCGCCCTCTTCGAGCTTGACCGAATGCTGGCAGCGATCCCAACCGTTGGGCGAGATCCACGCATCCTCGGTCGCATTTACCTGGTTGAGGAACTTGCGACGAGACTCTGTGACCGGACGACGAACGTCCAACATGGACGCAATGATCGTGTCCAGATCCAGCCAGACAGCATCACCCCGAGCGGTCAGAAGACCGTCGTAGAGCATCTGGAGACCAGTCTCGTAACCCTCCTTATCGTCTGTCGGAGAGGGGATCTCGGACAGGGGAGTGTCGGGAGGGGCTTCCAGTGAGTCGTAGAGCAGACCGGTGTCGATTGCCTTGCCGGCCAGAACGTCGTTGAACGCCTGGTAGTCGCGTTCAGCGTCTGAATCCTGCCCAGGAACGTGGGCATTGCAGATGGACAGCGAGCGGCAGCCGCCGTATGCGGCCTTATCGACGTTACCGGCGATGACCTCGGACATTGAGTGCCCGTCGTTGCTCTCAACCCACCACTGGGTCTCGTTCTTGACGACGAACGTAGGTCGCTTACCTTCGAGCGCGAGCGGGGAGCTCGTAACGCCTTCGATCATCCCCCCGGCTTTGGAGTAGATGATCGTCTTGTTCAGATCCAGCCCGTAGGTCTCTCGCATCTTGTCGGAGACCAGGGCTGGGAAGAGTGTGAATGTGTTGCGGGTCTGATCCTGGGAAACGGCTGCGATCTGGATCCAGGCACTCGGTCGGGTCTTGCCGACCGGCTCACCAGTGAGAGGGTGCCAATGGGAGAAAGCAACTGGGCCACAGAGTTCGGCCAGCGCCATAGCGCCGACCAACGGGTCTTTGCCCCACCCCTTCAATCGCCGGAGCAAACCAGACCTGTAGATGAACCGGCCTTCTTCGTCTACCGCGTACCACCAGACTAGGAATCTGGCTTGCTCCAACGTCGGGAGGAACGGATCACCCGCCTGTGGACCGCCTGGCTGCCTCGCATATTCCGCTAGCCAGTTGATTACGCCCCAACCAAGCGAGTGATCCGGGAGCCAGAAGCTCCCGTCCTCGTACCTACGCCAGGTAGGCCCGCTTACGTGAGGTGGAGCCGGTAGGAGTCCTTCTGGTTCTACAACCACCGTTCCACCTCCTGTCTATTGTCAAGTACCGGTCATCCGATACTTCGTGGGTCGAAAAATCCTTCGATGTTGAGAGCCACACCGATTACGGCGAGGGCATCTGCGACAGTGCGACCTCCGAGCTGCGGCCAGCCGTTGTATTGGCCGGCATCGCGGGCACCTTGACCGCAAGCCTGTTCGCGGAGATCCTTCACGTCGGAACCGATCGGGTTCGTGACGCGAATGTCGATGTAGTCCTTGATTTCCTGCACTGCGCTCATGGAAAGTTCCTGTCCGCTGAACAGTTCGTCAAGTTCAGCCTCTGTGCCTCGGAAGGCGTTTACGTCGATCAACTTGCCGGCGACCATCGCCGTCTCCGAGAACTGGAGAATGCTCACGGGCTTACCGCCCATGTCAGACCATGCGTTGTTCTTCTCGCCGTGCTTGGCGTAGAGGTTGGATGCGTAGTCCACGCCTCGCACGTAGTGGGAGTTCCAGATCGGAACCGGCAGGCCGGAAAGATCCGGGCTGCCCATGTGATCCCGCCAGAACCACCGGGGAATGTAGATCGGCAGAAGCCGGAACCCGAGATCCTGGAACGCACGGACCCGGTTGAACAGGTCAGCGCCGTTGCCACCGTTCGTGGTGTCCTCGTAGTCGATCTGGACTGGCACCGAAGTGTCACCGCCGACTGCGTCGTAGAAGTACCGTGCCTCGGTTGCAGGGTCAGTGTTGGTGCGGCAGAACACGTAACCACCCCAACGGCCTGGGAAGTGCTTCTCCATCTCCTGACGAGCGCGAGCCCAGTACGGGTCGCGGTAGCCGGTAGCCTCTGTCACCTTGTGAGTGGCGAACATGAAGCCCTCGGCCTTCGCGGCAGCGAAGTCGAAGTTGCCCTGGTGGTTGGAAACGTCGATACCCCAGATCGGCTGACCGGTGGCCGGCTTGGGAGCCGCCACGGATTCACCGGGGAAGCCGGCAGATGCCAACCAGACCTCGGGGTCGATGCGAATACTGTTGTATCCGCGATCCCAGACCGTGATGTGTAGGTGGGGTCCAGTGGACTGGCCGTTGCTGCCGATATAGCCGATAAGTTGGCCGGCCTCGACGTGGTCACCGACCGAAAGGCCGGTAGCTCGGGCGTTCCACATGTGGCCGTACTCAACACAGCCGCTGCCTTCGGCGTCGGACGAGTCGATGACCAGCCACTGGCCGTAACCAGTTGCAGAGCCGATGAACTGAACCGTGCCGGCCTGGCAGGCGTAGAACGGAGTACCGTCCGGTGCTGCGAGATCAAGACCGGAATGCTGGGCTCCCCATCGGGGGCCGAAACCGGAAGTGAGTTCGTACCCGTTGCGGGGGAGCGGCCAAAGTCGCTGTGCCATATCTACCTTTCTGTTGCAGGCCCGGAGGGACTCGAACCCCCAACCACCGGCTTTGGAGACCGGGGCTCTATCCAATTGAGCTACGTGCCCTTGATCCAGCCCGCTCCTCGCGGGCAGGCTGAACATTGTCGGGTTGGCAGGACTCGAACCTGCGCGAATGCGTGCCACGTCTGACACCGCTCTACCACTGAGCTACAACCCGTTTGCCTAACTTGCTCACGTAGAAGGACTCGAACCTTCAACCCCCGCCTTAACAGTGCGTTGCTCTGCCGATTGAGCTATACGTGAATGGAACTGCCCCAGTGGGGGAGCGGCGCGGAGAGGTACGCGCTCAACCCCACCGGGGACAGGTCACTGAGCTGCCTGCATCTTCTCTCGGAACATGCTGGCAATGTCGAGCACCTGGCCTTCTGCGGCGGTACGCTCGATTTCCAGTCGGACGCGCCTACGAGAACCTTCCGAAACCAGTAGGTCGGTGAATGCTGCGTTCACCGCCGTCAGGAGCTGGGCTGACGGCCTACCGGACTTAACTAGCTGGTCTGCGAAGTGGAGAGTGAACCTCGCAAACTGCCAGTCAGACGGTTCGTAGTAGCGGGACTGGGCCGAATCCTTAAGGGATTCGTACATATCAACGATCATCGGATGCGGGTCAGAGAGTCCCAAGTCGGGAATCCTGAACGTGCCGATCGCTTCTACCTTCTCGATCGGACCTTCATCCTGATTACGCCGAACGCGCTCTTCTGAACGCTTCGGAACGGGACCACGAGAGCCCATACAACCTCCTGGGGTTAGGTAGGGGCTCGTGGCCCGCTACATGCGGCCAGGGTGTCGTTCGGTTGGTCTGAGTCTCCTGGCTCGTAATTCCGAACGCCGAGCATGACCCTCGGCGGACGACTTACGGGAATGGCAATGCGAGCAGACGGCTCGCAGATTGGAAGGCGAGTGGTTATCGCCTGGTTCGATGTGGTCAACCTCGGTTGCGTCTGTGGTGCAACCGGGCAACCGGAGCTGGCATCTCCGACGATCCCTCGTGAGGATCGTTCGGCGGATGGTGTTCCAGTTGGGTGGTAGACGGGACTTGCGATCGGATGAGATCCAACTCAATCCGATCACCCCTCCTATAGAGCGCACTCCAGGTGCGCTCATGAATGGCCGGCTTAGGGGCCGGCCTTCTAATCTCTACCAAGGGGCTCACTTGGGGTGAGCCCTTAGCCCTTCCACCAGAAGGGCATTCGGTCGTCAGTCGGTCGCTGCGGAGCTACGCTCCTTGCTCCCTCCTTCCTCCCTCATAAGAACAATGGGGGTCACAATGGGTAGGTCCGGGACATGCGTCCCTTAAATGTGATGGGCTTCACATCTATGGGGGACAGGGTCTTCAAACCCTGGCCCGGATTGGGTAATCTGCCGGTGTGAACGACGCTGTATACATGGCCGGCTATCTCCTCGGAATCGCGCTGGTGCTCCTCGGGTGTGCGGTGGCCGGCTGGGCACTGCTCAAGCTGTTCAAGGCCGCATGGGTCAAGCTCGTGCGACGAGAGAGTGCGGAGGCGAAGCGTCTGCGTAAGCTCGCAGAACGCGCCGATATGCAGAACGAAATGTTCCTGGCCGGCAGTCCGCTCGGTCTTTACGGTGACTACCAGCCCGCTCGGACAGAGCGGTAGCAGTTACACCAGTGGCCCCTGGAAAGTGGCTCAGCGTGGCTCTCAGCGGCTCTCGTGCGTGTGTTTCGCCAGGTCGCTCAGAATCCGTGGACCTGTAACCCGTACAGGACCAGGCAGGCGCT